GACCTGTAGATGATCCTAATTATACTGATGGTCAGGTCTGGGAAGGCTATAGAAGTAATTGGGTTTGGGAGACAGGCGTATCAAATCCAGAACAACCAATTAGAATTTCCGGCGTTTTTATCGGAGGTACATTTAGAGCCACTGGCAATATACAACAGCCATATCATATAAATTACCCAGATGGGCGAGTTGTACTTGATACCGCTGTAGCTACCAATACAGAAGTTAAACTAGAGTATGCCCATAAGTGGGTGAGCGTTATTCCTGCTGAGGGTGTGCCTTGGTTTAGGGAAATACAGCAAGGATCTTTCCGTGCTGATAATTCTACATTCACACAGTTCGGCTCCGGTGATTGGGCTCAGCTGGGGCAAACAAGAATCCAGCTTCCTACTGTTGCTGTAGAAGTTGTTCCAAATACTAATTTTACAGGCAGACAATTAGGCGGTGGACAAAATACATATAGCGATGTTTTATTCTACGTCGTTGCAGAAAACCACTGGGAGTGCAATAACCTCATAGACCAAATAGCTTATCAAAACGACAGGAGCATTTGGCTGTTCGATACAAATAAGATTGCTATTTCTGGAGTATACCCTTTTAACTATAGGGGAGAATTAAACGAAAATGCTTTGCCTAGCGGTCTTTATCCTCAGTTAGTAGATGATGCACCGAACCCTTCCGACGCATCCTATAACTTTAGGTATAAAAAGTGTTTCATACACAACAGCAAGGGGCAAGGAATTACACAAATAGCGCCCAATCTATACATGGGAACAGTTCGATGTTCCACTGAAGTTGAGGTAATATAAGCGCTTTTTTTCTTTTTTTGTGTATATAGTAGTAACCAAGCCAGAGGTGGATAGTATACATATATGTGTTAATCAAATAGGAGATTATTATGCCTAATAATAGAATATTCTATGCTTGCCAAGCGGTATTTATTGGTAAGACAGGCCACACTCCAGCAGCCCCAGCTTCCGCTGGACGCTTTATGCAGGGTGTGCAATCTGTCGGTATTACCAGTAACTTCACGCTAGATCAAGCTTTTGAGTTGGGTCAGATTGAGATCTACGAAAACTCAGAAGAAGTTGCAGACATCGAAGTTACTCTAGAAAAGTCACTTGATGGTAAGCCTCTTCTCTATGGTCAGGCTTGTGGTGACTCAATCAAAACGAATATGGTTGCTGCAGGTAAAAACAGATCAGACGTTTATCTCGGCGTTTATGCAGACACAGTTAGTAGCACGAGTGGTGAATCAGTTGGTGCCGTTGTACAATGCTCAGGTATGTACATCAGCTCTGTTTCTTACACTTATCCTACCGATGGAGCTGCTACAGAATCTATAACGCTTGTTGGTAACGATAAATTCTGGTCAGACAACCTTGCTGGAGTTGTTCCTAATCCAGACACTAGCTATGGCGCAAGCCCAACTACCGGCTTAACTGGTAGTGATGCTTCAACGGGCGCTAGTAACGGTTCCTCTACCAATGGTAGTGGTCTTGTTAGACGCCAACACGTTGATATTGCTAATTCTACGATTCCTGCAGAAATCAGTGCTCCAATGGGTACTGGTGGATCAGGCAAGAGTAAAGGGATGCACATTAGTAGTATCTCAGTTAGCGCCGACTTCGGTCGTGAAAGTATCTTAGAACTGGGTTCATTTGGACCTTATCACAGATACGCTGGTTACCCAATCGAAGTTACTTCTGAATTTGAAGTTACTGCTATGAGTGGTGACTTGGTTAATGTTTCTGGTACTGCTGAAAACCTAAGTGACCGCACAATCATTATTAAAGATGATTCCGGTATGGTTATCAATCTTGGTACTAAGAATAAGCTAAGTTCTGTTTCTTACTCCGGTGGTGACACTGGTGGTGGAAACGCTACCTGCACTTACTCCTATTCTACTTTCAATGACTTGAAAGTTGATGGTGGTGGTGCTTATTATACTAGCGGTAGCTAATTCGTTAGTGTCGCACGATAGTCGTCTACATATAATAAAGTAGGAAAAAGACGACAATCAGTTGGTTGGATTTTAGGAAGGTAAGATGTCAATAGATATCGAAAAAAACTTATATAGAATAATACAAGGTCGCTTGCGCTACAAAGTGCGAGACGGCCTTGTTCTATATATACATGAGCCTACGCCTGAGATTATTTACAAATCACATGAAGTATATGATGATGTCTACAACGAATGTTACTGGAAAGGTGTATACGTTCAGGAAGAAATAATCCCAATATTATTAGAAAACGATTACTGGTCTCCACACGACGACCGAGAAGCCGAAAGATTGCAAAATGAAATAGAGCAAAAAAAGGTTGAGGCTTTTCAAAATTTTGTCAAAAAGAAGATACTTCGCAATCTAAAAATACAAATACATAATCTTGAGAATAAGTGGCGAGAAGTATCCATTAAAAGAAGCTCGCTAGATCATATTACTTGTTCTGGATGTGCTGAATTAGCGAGACTCTATTGGGTGATAAGTAAAACAACCTACAGAGATGGAGAACTCTATGACTGGTCAGAGTCTAGTGTTACAGACGCCGCAAATTTTAAAGCAAGAAATACTATCTCAGAAACAGCATTTAGAGAAGTAGCTAGGTCTGAGATATGGAGAGGGATGTGGTCTTCAGGTAAAGGTACAGATATATTTGGTGTGCCATTCTCTAGAATAACAAAACAACAAGCTAGGCTTTGCATGTATGCTAAGATGTATGATAATGTCCATGAAAGCCCAGAAGCCCCGTCAGATAAATTAATAGAAGACGACATATGTCTTGATGGATGGTTTATACATCAACGTAAAAAACTTGAAACCCAAAAGAAGGCCAACCAAGTGGATGGCATGATAGGCAATGAAAAGATTAGAAACGCTGGCGAAGTCTTTGTCATGGCTCAGGATAAACAGGACGCCGGCGAAATATATGATTTAAATGATGGCTTTGCCAGAGGAACCATCAAACAGAGGGAGGCGCAATTGAAGCAAAATGAGGGCCAAATTAAATTTACTGAATTGGCCGATGTCAAACAAGACATAGAAATTCAGAGGACTCAACAAATGAAAGACCATTATAAAGGAATGAGGTAAGATGAATGATTATAATAGCTTATTAAAGCAATCTCTCGACCTCAAAAAGAAAAGAGATGAGAGATACAAGGAAGTTTCAAAAGACCGACTTTTCCAAATAGCAAAGAAAAAGGTTCAAACAACTATGATTGGGGCTTTGGATACTATTGAAAAAAGTTTTGGCTTTTTATGGCAGACAGAGGGAGAACTAACACAAGAGCAAGTTCAACTGAAGTCTATTTTTGAAAATGCTCGATCTGAGATTTTGGATCGTGGCAACGCGCAGATAAGAAATCTTGAAGCAGAAATATCGCACTACGATGTTTCTTGGAAAAGATATACTGTAAATTTACCTATTAAAGAAGAAAAGGAGAATGAAGATGGCTGATAAAAAGGACTTAATTGAAGTAAACGCTAAAGATACAAATGAGAATGACGTTACGGTTTGGGTCAAACGGCCCTCAACTAAAGAATACAAAGATTCTCAGATTGAATACAATAGAGCTTTTCGTGAAGCTTTAGAGGGCGGAGCTATTCTTAAAAAGAAACTCGGAGAATATATGAGATCTCAGGGACTATGGGATGATGCTAAAGACTCTGAAGAAAAGAAGCTATTAGCTGAAATCGCAAAGCAAGAAGGCAAGCTAAAGAAGGGTGGTATTTCACTCAGTAAAGCTAAAGAAATTGCTTTGGAGCTGAGAAAGACTAGAGCTAAGTTCAGAAACTTAATTGCAGAAAGAACTATGCTTGACTCAAATACCGTAGAAGGACAGGCTGATAATGCTAGGTTTAATGCTTTGGTAACACTATGTGTACTCAAAGAAGATAAGCGTACTCCAGTCTGGGAAAACCTAAAAGATTATGATGATGATGGAGACCAGCCTTGGGCGGCTGCAGCAGCTGGGGAACTAGCCTCTTTAATCTATGAGATTGATCCTAACTACGATAATAGCCTTGAGGAAAACAAATTCCTTAAAGCCTATAACTTTGCTAATAAAGAAAATCAATTAGTAAACGAAGATGGACATCGAATTTTCGTAGATGAAGAAGATGGTCATGAGTACTTGATTGATGAGAACTTTAGGTTTGTAGCTTATAAAACAGATGAGGGTTATAAGAATCAAGATCCTGAAGATCGCTACTTTGTCAACAAGGAAGGCAAGGAAGTCACAGAAGAAGGCGAACTTGTTGAAGACGAGTTTGTCCCATTCCTAGACGATTCTGGAAAGCCTGTTCCTGTACCAAAGGAAGAAGCTACAGAAGAGACTGCAGAAGAAGATAGTGAAGAAACTGCAGAAGTTGAGGAAAATACACCAAAAAAACGTGGAAGACCTAAAAAGACAGAGGAAGTTTCATAATTTTGTGTATATAAGTTTGGACAGTCTTACAGGGGTAGTTATGAATACAAAAGTATTGATGCTGCCCCTTTTTTGTTAACCGCACGAGAGAGATTAAAATGTCAAGATTTGTATTAACTGCTCAGCTACAGTTGCAAGCTCCTAGAAATACTAGGCAGGTTGTCACTCAAATGCAGCAGCAGCTTCAAAATGTAAATGTACAAATCAATCCCGTCATAAACAATCAAGCTCTTTCACAAGCTAACGCTCAACTCACAAAGGTTTCAGCTTCCGCGCAAAGTGTAAGTAAAAATCTGAGAGGAGCTTCGAGATCCGCAGAAAGCTTCGGCTCTGCTCTTGGTGCTGCAGCTAGAAGATTCGCCTCGATTACTCTTGCTACAGGTTTCTTCTTAGGTATTACTCGCGCAATGGGATCTGCTGTAGGTAGAGCCATTGAGTTTGAAAAAGAAATGCTTAAGATTTCTCAGGTTACAGGTAAAACTGTGCGGGGCTTGCAGGATCTAAGTAATGAGGTTACAAAACTAGCTACCACCTTTGGGGTTAGCTCTGAAGAAATACTGGGTGCAGCTAGAACGCTTTCACAAGCTGGTTTAGCCGCTGATCAAGTTACAAAGTCCTTGAAGGTATTAGCTCAGACAGATTTAGCCGCTACGTTTGATAACATCGCTGATACCACTGAGGGTGCAGTTGCTTTAATCAATCAGTTTAGGAATGAAGTGCGAGCTGCTGGAAGTGAAGCTAAGTTTCTAGAAAAGGCATTAGATGCAATCAATGCTGTATCTAAGAACTTCGCCGTTGAGTCTGCTGACCTTATCTCTGTTGTTCGCAGAACTGGTGGTGTATTTGAAGCTGCCGGCGGTCAGCTAAATGAACTGATTGCATTGTTCACATCTGTTAGATCTACGACTCGTGAAACCGCAGATACAATCGCTACTGGCTTTAGAACTATATTTACACGTATTCAACGAACTGAAACAATAGATCAACTTAGGGAATTAGGTATTGTTCTACAGGATTCAACAGGCAAATTTGTTGGCCCTCTAGAGGCAATTAAACGATTATCGTCAGGTTTGTCTGCGTTAGACCCGAGGGACTTTAGATTTAATGAAATAGTAGAACAACTTGGTGGTTTTAGGCAGATTGGTAAAGTTATTCCCCTTATCAAACAATACAGTACATCTGTCGCAGCTTTGTCTGTAGCCAACAATTCTATGGGTTCTACGGCGAAGGATGCTCAGATAGCTCAGCAGGGTCTTGGAAATCAGTTTGCTCAGTTAAAAGAAAAGTTTGACGCTACTATTCGTGCTATGGTAGATAGTGGCACTTTTAGAAGTTTAGCTGATGGGGCGATTAGGTTAGCTGAGGCTGTTCTGAAAATCGTTGACGCTATGGAGCCTTTACTTCCCATGCTGACAGCACTTGCAGCATTTAAGCTTGGACAGATAGCAGTTCCCGCTTTAGGTAGGTTTGCTGGAGTTACTGGGAAAAATCAAGGCGGAAGAATACATGGTTTTAACAAGGGCGGTTTTGTTCCGGGTACAGGAAATAGAGATACAGTTCCCGCTATGCTCACACCCGGCGAGTTTGTAATTAGAAAGTCTTCTGTAAATAAAATTGGCGCAAGTAGACTAGCTAAAATGAATGGGTATAATAAAGGCACGGTAGGTAGAGGTGTTCCCCGCAAGTCGGAGACAACTATGGGTAGCGTTTCTCTTGTGGGCGATGAAGAAGTCGATGGTTTTGAAGTTATGGGTGGCGCCGGTATGCCCGGAGTAGCATACACTGCAGCTAAAGGTAAAGCTGGCAGTATAGATAGGTTATTTGGAGCACTCCCTCCTGCTGTCTATAAAAAGTATGGACAAAGACTAGAAAAATCCCCAGCAGCTCAAGCTGTTGGAATGGGCGCCCTTGGGCCCGAAGATCATATAGTAATGAATGTACCGTTCATAAATGCTCCAGCGAATGAAAGCATGGCACAGTCTGGCGAGCCTGATTTTATAAGAAAACACCTACGCGAATCAGTTAAAAGCATGGCAACTGCAATTGGCAACAAGCTTGACTTTGATATTCCTCCGCATTTAACTTTTGATGAGACAAAAGCTGCGGATGCTGCTCTCGCATCTATAGACCTAAATACAATTTCTGGTTTGATGTTTGAAGCTGTAACATCTATGCTCTCAGGCGCTCCGCTAGCAGAAGCTAGAGGTGGTTGGGATATGCCTAGCCCCTCGGGATACAAGAAAAAGCTCGAAAGGCTCTTTGATGTAAAAATGAGCAATTTAGCGGCCTTGGAGCTTAAAAAGACTTTTGGTGATAAACAGGTCAGTGGTGCAGATGGATCTCTGACAACAAAAATACTAAATACACTCACAGGCGATTCAAATTTACCTTCGTCAAAGTTTGGATTCAAAATAAGAAGGACACAAGGAACTCCCGATAGTCCAGCACAACAGTCTGCAAGTCAAGCTGCGTTATCGAGAAGTGTGTCAGGAGTCATGTCGGGCAAGTTCTTTGGCGGAAGAATAGGAGCGTATAACTCCGGCGGTCAAGTAGATACTGTTCCCGCAATGTTAACTCCCGGTGAGTATGTAATAAATAAAAAGTCTGCTCAGCAGATAGGCTATGGCAACCTAAATAGAATGAACAAACAAGGCGTTGCCAAGTTTAACAAAGGCGGCCCAGTTCAGTTTTTCGCTAACGGCGGAGGTGTTGGCGGCGGAGGAATGAATGTCGGCGCTAATGTCAATAGCTCTATGGAAGCTTTAGCCTCATCCGCTACAAAGTTATCATATCAGCTTGACACAATTGCCTCCTCTATTTCTGCGGTTGTTGATGATTTCGCAGCTCTTCAAAACATAGACGATAAGATAAATGGAGCAGCTAGCACTCTTGCTAATACCATAGCTACTGCTGTGGATGACATTAATCTTCTGCAGTCAGTAGATGATAAACTACTCGGAGCTATACAGCCGCTATCTAATTCTATACTTACTGCGGGAGCCGAAGTTAGCAAAGGCGTGCAAAACTTTGCTACTGGAATGTCAACAATAGACGACACTTTCAAAGCACAGATTGAGTCTACTATAGGAGCAGTCAAAACCTCTATGGGCGATTTTGCTAAAGGTCTCGCAACTATAGATGATAGCCTAAAACAACAATTCACAGCTCCGGGCAAGCTTGTCGAAAAAGCAATGACAGAGCTCACAAAACACCTCAACACTTTTGGCGCAGAGCTAACAGAAAAAGTTAAAATTTTTGATGGGTTAAACAAGCCTGTTGGAGATACGGTTGCGGCTATGGAGAAGTTTGCCCAGCAGCTAGTTGCTAGGCTAGATGACTTAAATCCACTAAGTTCAGCCTCAATGCTATTGGCTAATGGCCTAAACAACGCATCAGCACTTTGGACTCAAGGCATACAAATAATGCTTAAGTCGCTAGGTGGCGCCGTAGTCTCGATGCGGAACGCGCTACTAGCCAGCGCATCAGGGTTTACAGCGGTTAATCCTTTTGCTGGACTGGCAGCATCAACCGGACCTTTTGCCGCCAGTCTAAGTAAAGGCGTGAGCGCGATGACGAACTTTACACAGTTTATGGGCAAGCTGAATGGCGCTATCATACAAATGACCCAAAGCCTCCAAAATGGAAATACAGCAATTGGCCAAACCGCAACAGCAGCATTTGATACAGACGAATTCTTCACTAGACTAGAAGCTAGTATACAACAGTTTATTACTCAGATGCAGACAGCTGGCGCAGCGGCAGGCAAGGCAGGAACTGGAGCAGCAGCGACAGGCGGAGCAGCGACAGGCGGAGCAGTAATGGCCGGTGGAATGGGTGGCGGCAAAAAAGACATGGCAGGAATGATGAATAACCTCATGATGGCAGGGATGATGGCTGGAATGTTAGCTCAGCAGATGTCCTTCTTGTCAGACAAAACCCAAAAAGCAGTAATGGACTTTACTATGCTAGCCAGTATTCTTGGCATGGTAGCAATGAGTGCAGCTCCCTCATTAGGTGCAGCCCTATTTACATTGTCAGGGAAA